GCAATGAGTTCAGGGATCCGATTCATCACCACGATGTACTCTATCTCAATGCCTTTTGCCATTACTTCAGAGGAATCGGGAACCTTCTCGCTGTAATGAGATCGCTCCGATAGTTGTAGTTATCGAAAGTAGGCCCGCTACTGCTACCCATCGAGAAACAGTACCAAACACCATTCCTCTTCTCCATAAGCATTGTGGCATGCTCACCAGGACCTCCGATGAAAGGCCCCCAGTGATGCTTGTAAAGAAGAATGTCAAGTGGTTGCCATCTCTTTGGATCGAGAGGAAGACGATAACCTCTTGGCATGTGGTAGAAGGTTTGGGTATTGCCGTATCCAGAAGGCGTACCATCAAACGGCGGCACGACATTCCAGTCGCACACGACTAGTTTGATTGTGCCCGTACAGTCGCCTCCAAACCCAGAGGTGGGTCTACGCGGAGGCCTTTGATACGGACGCTGCTCTGTATACCACTCCACTCTCTCATGACCAATTAGCCAGTGGCAGTCAGAGAGAATCCTATCTGCGATCTTTTGCTGGTGCGCATTCCATCCAGCCATAACTCTCCTTTAGACAAGCAGGTTGGCGATGACTTGGTCCTCTATGTTGAGCGACTCTGGGTTCATCACTACCTGCACACGCAGCATCAGATTGTTCTGTGTAGTGATCTTCAGGTGGTCATCCACCTTTACATCTGTTTCCCCTGCAGGAAGTGAAACCGTGTAGAGCATCTGTTGTCTCAACAATCCTACCAGATCCTCCACAGTACGATGGCCAACAGACATGCCAGGTACGATGTAGCAAGGAATATCGGTGTATACTGCCGTAAACGCATCCACACGTCCACCATAGTCGTCATCCGCTTTGGTGTCTCTGAGAATGTCGCAGAGGTCCTCATACCAAACCTCCAAATCACTTCGCAGTGACTCGAGTTCAGTCGGAAGAAGAGGCAAGCGGCACCTGTGTTACAACATGCCAACTATAGTCAGGAACAAGACGGACAGCGGTCATGTTCGCTTTGGCAGCATACCTGTTGTAGAGTTTCATGCAGTGGTCATACATCTGGTTACGAGAGAGCATCTTTCCACCAGACATATACAAGTAGGCCCCTGAAAGACGTCCCGCCTTCAGCAACCATGCCTGCGCCACTGCGTACCATGCGTCATATGTTTCTGTCCATGATACGTCAGTAGGCCAGATGCCATAGCGATCAACTCTCTTTGCCATGTCTACTAGCATGTCAATTTCAGCGGAAACCAGAACAGGATCTACTTCCGCCTGACCGAATGAAACGATCCGTGCCCTGACTTCTGCTTCTGTCATCTCTTGACTTTTCCTGCCTTGATGCGGATTGGAAGTGAACTCACTCGAAAGTCACCTCTCCAGTTACCTCGCCACCTTCCGACCCGGTGATGGTTACGTTATCGGTCACGCTGGTCCCAGTGGGAAGAGAGACAAGAAACTCGCCGTCATTGATTCCGGCGTAGACGCTGGCATCCCCTTCGTTCTCGAAAACAGCATTGATGCTGTCTCCCTGCACTTCATCTGCAGGATACGTAATCGTATACCAGTCACGATCCTGCTCCAACTTCGTCGCGTGGATTCCCATCTACTTTCCTTTCTTCTTTTTCCGCATCTTAGACAAAGTAATCGCTAGGCGTGCTTGTGCTCCAAGACGCCCGCTCTTACCTTTGTGCTTCTGCGCAAACGCAGCAGTAGACATGCCTGCTGCTTTTGCCTTAGCAGAGAATGCACCCGGGCGCTTGATCGCACCCGCGATCCAATTCTTCGCCATTAGTACCCTTTCTTACCGCTACTCTTCTTTCTTTGCACTTGCCTTCTCCGCTTTCGGCGCAGGTGCCGCCTCTTCCGCTGCCGCTGCTTCTGTTGCCGCTACGATTCCCGGAATGGACGCAGGATTCGGAGTATCCTCATCCGGAATCTCTACATCACCCAAAGCAACGTTCAAAGGAAGATATCCAAGCGCCTCAACCTTGTCGAAAAACTCTTGAACCTGGGTCTGCCCATACTCAGGATCCGAATCGAAATCCTTTTCTGGGGACCCACTCGCAATTCCACTATCAGGCACGTTGCCCCCTTATGTATCCACTCTGAGTAAGAGGCGCCCAATTCTTCTTGGTCGTAGCACAAGGCTCGGCAGGCGCCCGGAGTTTTGCTTGCAGAGAGCGCTGGAACATCGCTCGACGCTTTTCCTGCTGAATATGCTCCAGCGCTTTCTGCTCGTCAGATGTCACGGTCGGTGCATATCACGGTAGAGGATGAACACGGAGTTCTCACGTGCGCTCAGAGACGCAAGCGCAGAAACAGAAACGAGAGCGCAACCTGCAGCGAGGAACTGCTCTGCGTCTGTAGTGGTGTCGTCCAGACCCAACTGCGTGACCGTACCTGCAATGGCCGTCTTGGTGTTGACCACGGTGTTGGCAGCGTTTGGGTTGGCGACCATGATCTGAACAATTGCCATCTGTTGTTCTCCTTCCTACTACGGTGCCCGCAGGACGGCGAACGGCGAGCGAGTTGCCTCTGTGAGGTTCTCGTAGTTCACCGGATTTGGGATCTGGTAGGCGTAACGAGCAACAACACGGAGTGCGACCATGTCCTGCTGTGGCAGGTTGTATTGAATCACTCCGGAGTTGTCAGTGATGACTGCTTCTGTCAGAACCTTGTACGTCAGATCCTGACGAACAGCGAGAATTGCATTGGCAAAGTCGCCAACAAAGAGTTCAGCAGAACCCGACCCAGTCGGCCACAGGCCTGGCATCCCATAAGAGACAGGGAGACCTTCGATGGAGTTGGAAGACATATCCAGCAACTTCTGACCGGTCGTGTCGCGGCCAGCACGCAGCGTTGCCTTGTAGGTCGTGCGCGTATAGAACCCGCTTGGAGCGAATCCGTCGCTCTCCACGAGACCCATTGCCGTGTTGACGTCTTGAGCGATGCCTCCGGCAGCAGCAGTCGCCGTGCCTCGCGTGACAGTGTTGCCAGCAGCAACGCACATTGCAGCGACGTCCGCCGGCCACGAGGTAGGCTTGTTGACACCGAAGAAGACAGCGGCGTCGAGCGTACGCCCGATTGCCTCTGCGAGACGAGGACGAATCTCGCCCCAGATGTCAAAACTCGTGTCATCCAGAACTGCTTCCGGAATTGGCACGATTGCAGCGATTTCCTCTGCGAAGAGGAACTTGTTTGCCCACTGCATCTCTGTCGTCTGCTTGACACCAGTATCGCCAGAGACCCAGTAGGCAGAAGGGAGAGCAGCGAGAACTGGCATTCGCTGCTGATTCGAAGACATAGTCACACGGCGAAACAACGCGAGTGCCGCTGACTCCGTCTGAACCGCCTGGATGATCTCGCTCGAAACGTCTTCCGGCACAAGTGCCTGAACGTCGGAGCGAGATGTCAAGCTGTTGTATGGCATCCTCTATCTCCTATGCTTATCTGCCTGCGGCTCGCCGAATCATCGCGTTCATGTCTTGTGGCTCAGCACTGTCACGTGACCCTGCGCCACCATCGGCAGAACCCCGACGCCCGGCAAGGTACGGTTTATCCTTGACGAGCTCCTGAAACGCAGCAACGATCTGGTCATCGTCGTCTGGATCCTCGATGACCTCCCAGTCGAGCAAAACTGCGGCGTCGCGCGCTGCGTCACGACTGACGCCGGCATCAAGAGCAAGATTTGCTGCGCGGGCAATAAGATGCCTCGCTTGGAGATCCTGCAAGTTCTGCTCTGCTGTAGCGGCACGTTCCCTCTCCCTTTCGAGTTCGGTTTTGGAAAGTCCTTCCAATTCCTCTACTCGTTTGCGCAACTCATTACGCTCCAGACGATATTTCTTCGCCTCAGCGTTTACCTTAGCGAGTTCCGATCTGGGAACCGTGCTCTGTTGATCTAGTTGCTGGTCGTCCTCCTGGGACTCAGTGACAGTGTCCTCGTCACTTTCGGTGCTCCCGTCGCCAACATCTGTGGTCGTTTCGAGAGCATAGAGATCAAACGCCATGATACGTGTTCTCCTTTCGGTGTGCAAGTTCAATCTACCAAGTACATCACTCCTGAAGTGACGATTTGCGGCCCACCTCCTTGGTCAAGAGTTGCCTCGTAGTAGAGAGCACGCGTATTCCTCTGCTCTCCAAAAATAGTTGCTACAGTTAACCCTTCAGTGTCTACAGGATCCAACGAAACCTGAAACTTGCCATTAGCGGCATCTGTGATGTTCATGTCTATGCGTGCTTTGGAGATGACCGCAGTTCCTCCCTTTTCGTGAAACGCTCGAAAGGAGATGGTATCCGAAGCACCAATCGCAACAGAGGCGTCAATGTCATAGACATTCATCTTGCCACGGACAGCATCGATACTGGTTGTCTTCTCCACCTACCACTCCTCTCTCTGAATTACTGCACCTGCCTTTTCTCTGACAATAGTGGCGCCTGTGCCTGTTCTAGCAATCGTACCACCACTCACTCTGGAAATGCCTGAACCGCCGAGTTCCTTTTCAGTAATGACTCCAGATATCTTTTCTCTGACTGGAATGTGTGAATGGAAGAAACTGGTGCCAGTGGAGAGGGTTCTTGCTGTTACCGTGTTACTCCGACTATGGATCGAGATGTCAACGCCAATAATGCCTGTGCCCATAACAACCGTAACGCGACGATCTCGGATAAAGGTCCGCGTAGTAGAAGCAACTGTGCCAAAGGTAACTGTATTACTACGAGATCGTTCGACCGAACGTGACCCTGCACCAGTGGCAGCGCTCTTAACAACGCCATCCTTAATGTAGGTAGACCCACCGATAACCTTTGTACCGGTGCCTGTAGCAAACGATTGCGTAGTAACAGTAGTCTGGCGACTATGTTCAGAGGCGTCTACGCCAATAGCAAGCGATCCAGAAGTAACTGTATTGACCCGACTATGCGTAGAAACATCTGTACCAATAACAAGAGATCCAGATGTGACGATATTTGCTCTATTGAGTGCCTTGACTTCGACACCAGATGTAAGTGACCCAGATGTAACGTTGTTCTGGCGACTATGTTCGGACGCATCTACACCAGATGCAAGTGATCCAGATTTAACAGTATTCTGGCGACTATGTTCAGATGCATCTGTGCCTGAGACAAGTGAACCAGATGTAACGGTGTTTGCCCTGTTGAGGACTTTCGCTTCTACACCAAGCAGCAGAGATCCAGCGAGGATGGTGCCTGCTTTAAGATAAACGCCGACATTCTTGATGTAGACACAAGAGGTGATTGTGCCAGCAGTGGCAGTATTCGCTCTACTATGCGTAGATGCATCTGTGCCGATAGCAAGAGATCCTGATGTAACAGTATTTGCTCTGTTAAGGACCTTCGCTTCTACGCCAGATGCTAGTGATCCAGATGTAACAGTGTTGACTCTACTGTGCTCAGAGGCATCTACACCAATAGCAAGCGATCCAGACGTAACGTTATTCTGGCGACTATGCGTCGTTGCATCGCTACCAGATACGAGCGATCCAGATGTAACTGTGTTTGCTTTGTTGTGTTCAGGTGCCTTAACACCAGATACGAGTGACCCAGATGTAACGTTGTTCTGGCGACTATGTTCGGACGCATCTACACCAGATGCAAGTGATCCAGATGTGACGGTGCTTGCTCTGTTGAGGACCTTCGTCTCATTACCGAATGTGAGCGACTTAGTTGTGACAGCATTTGCTCTGTTAAGAATCTTCGCTTCAACACCAGACGTAAGCGACCCAGATGTAACTGTATTTGCTCTGTTGAGGACCTTTGCCTCAATGCCAGATATGCGAGACCCAGATGTGATCGTATTAACTCTACTATGTTCGGATGCATCTGTGCCAATCTGAAGCGACCCAGCAGTGACAGTGTTCACTCTACTGTGCTCAGAAGCGTCTCCCCCAATCTGAAGTGTGCCAGCAGTAACGTTGTTGACGCGCACACGTGTAAGCGCACGAACTCCAGATAGGTTGCTTCCGCTAGTCGCTACGCCATCTTTGGCATAAACCGTCCCACCAGCGACTTTTTGACTGTCACCCTTAGCGAACGATTGTGTAGTAGCAGTGTTTACTCTGCTGTGCTCAGATGCGTCGATACCAATGACGAGTGACCCGGATGTAAGATTGTTCTGGCGACTATGCGTTGTCGCATCTGTGCCAATAACCAATGATCCGGATGTAGCAGTGTTTGCTCTGTTAAGCGCCTTCGCTTCGACACCAGATACGAGCGATCCGGATGTGAGGTTGTTTGTCCGACTATGCGTCGTCGCATCTGTACCAATAACAAGCGACCCAGATGTGACGGTGTTCGCTCTGTTGAGTACCTTGACCTCAACGCCAACTGCCTTAGAAGCGGACGTGACCACTCCGTCACTCGGACGCTCAATTGCTCTTGCGCACAGAGCAGTCGAACCAGCAGTAACTGTCCCGCTTTTCTGGTAAGTAGTCGGGAGTGCACCGCCTCCAAAATTATCAACACGAGTGCCTGGAGTATGGTTCTCAATGCCAATATAACCAGAACCAGAAATTGAGGTGTCCGTCATCGAACCAAGTTGAACACCATTTTGCCAGAACGTCAGTGTGGATCCGACAATACGGAACCCCAGTTGATCGCCAGCGGCGTAAGTAATCGTTGCTGGTTCACCCAAATACGTGTAGGTGTTGTTGACTAGTTTGTAGACATCGAAGACAGTAGATCCAGCACCATACCAGATAACAAGGTAGCAAGTAACTGAACCTGTTCCAGGGTTCGTTAAGCGCAATGCGACAGATACACGATTGTTATCTGTGTTAGTGAAGAAAACCTCTTGGTCAGGCCCATAAACCGTATTCCAGTACTGGTCGCCTCCAACTGTGCTCGATGCCGAATACATATAGTTAGAAACAATCTTCAATTGTGCATCTGCTGCTCCAAGATAAGGCCCGCCCCACCCAGCAGCAGAAGACAATGGGTTCTCGTCCGCGCGGTTGAAGTTATCGAGAGTCGGCGTGTTGGGGAAGAGAGCAGCAATCCTCTGACTATCGCCCTTAGCAAAGGATCCAGCAGTAACAGTTCCGCTTTTCGCCCATTCATGGCCCTTCAGGCTAGGCCCACTTGCTACCGATCCTGCCTTGACAACTCCGTCTTTCTGGTAGGTAGTGCCAAGATTCGGCTTGTAAAAACCAAGAGCAATCCGTCCAGCAGCAGCAGGAGCTGTTGCCCAAGTAAGAGACGCAGTTTGCGCAGTACCGCTAGCACCTGTCTTGTACTCAACTGCTATGTCTGGAGCAGAATTGCGCGTAGTACCTGCTAATGTATAAAGAGAACCAGCAGTAGAACTTACTTGGGCTGCAGTTGAACTAAATACTGCAACGGCTAACTCACCACTCGCGGCAGGAGTTACGCTTGGAGTTGTTTGACTCGTTGAACCAGCAGAAGCAGCGCTGTTAGCAGTGTCATACCAAGATGACAGCGCCAACCCAGAAAACTCCTCTGCCTTATACTCTATGGGAGAACCACCAGAAAGCGTAATCGTGACTGTAGTTAGCCCAGTCGCATTACCGATGTAAGCAGAAACAATTGCTATGCCATAAGTAGTTGCTCCAGATGCAACTTGGTAGTCAACGCTATACGTATTCGGAACAGAAGCATTGTCAGTGACACTGGAAATAGTACGAGCACTTCCGCTCGTCCACGCTAGAAACAAAATCAGGTGATTTCCGACTGCAGGTGCAGCAGAAAGCGTAATCGCCTGACTGGCAACATTCGAAGAATTGTAGCCCTTTGCCCGCTCGGCTACAAACGCTACTGCCACCTATGTTCCTTAATGGAGAAGTGCGACTGTTGGCGTAACTTTGATAACGTCGTTGGTCGCCAGAACCACAGCGGTCACGTCAGAGAAGTTTGCCTGCGCCACACACTTGGTATTAGCACCGTTAGTGATGTGGAATCCGTTGATCGTCGCTCCAGTGGCACCCACCGTCGGGAACGTCACCTGTGGGTACACTGTCTGTCTACCTAGCGTGGATGAATACTCCGACAGCGCACCCCACGTTGCTGTTGCCATCGACTGGCGAGCATAGGAAGTGTACGCCGTCTCTGTGATATTGGCGAATGCTTGTGTATGCGTAATGACTGTAGATGCCGTCTGTGAAGTGAACAGACACAGATTGGCAGTCGTCTCTCTTGTGTCGTTCTTTGGATACTGACCAAGAAAGACATCCAGTCCTTCGTCTGGAAAGATCGCTGCCATTACTCCTCCTCTTCCTCTGCCGGCGCTGCTTCCGTAGTCGCTGCAATGATGTGATCCTGTGCATCTTCAGCAGCAATTTCGCCAGATGCTACTTTCGCTGCAACTTCCTGGTGAAGGTCGTCGTGCTCATCTGTCCCGACGTTGCTTTCGTGTGTCTCACCAGTACCCTCACCTGCCTTGCCACAATTCGGGCAGATGCCTTCTCCGTAATCCTCTCCCTCCACCAATTCATCCTGTGGTTTGCCAGTGAGGATCGAAACGAACTCTGCAGTCGCACCCCCAGTGAACCTGCCAGGTGCACCTACATCGCCAAGAGAGCAAGCAGGATTGCTGCACTCATAAAGCGTCTCACCCATTACTATCTCCTTCCCATGGCAATACAGCGCCTGGTTGATGAACTAGAGGTCCTCTACAGATATCACACAATGGCATCCCATGCCTCTCGTAGTCGCCTTTCTTTTGGAGATAAATGTTCTCGCAACAGATGCAGACCTCAGGAGCAAGGATCGCTGGATCAAATTCTTCCGTAATCAACTCACTCCGCTTCTCCCGATCATGGACGCAGTAAACTTTCGCGACCCCACCCAGGACGATTCTCGCTGCTGCTCTACTCACGCTCTCACTCCTCTACCTGGACGTTTGCCAGGACCAGGAATTGGTTGCCCGTTTGGATTGAGTGCAGGGTTGCCCCCTGGGCCTGACGTTCCACTAGGCGATCCGGGTCCGCTTTCACCTCCGAAAGGCCCAGGGGACATCTGCATCTTCAGGAATGATTGCTGGAGAGCATCGCTATCCGATTCCTGAAGCATCTGCATGATCTCATCGTCGTCGTAATCCAGTTCCTTCAGGATCTGCGTACGCGAAACTCCGACTGCCTTTTTCTTGACTGCCGTATCCGCGATCTCAGCCTCAGACGGTTGTGCCGCATCTGACCAAGTAGTTTCCACCTTCTCGTCGTCAGCATCTGTCCCTTCCACCTTGACTGCAAATTTCAGAACGTCCGCCCAAGAATCTCCGAAACCTTCTTGACGATCCTGGATCTTGTTGACGAACTTTCCCTCTGCTGCACGCATGGCATTACCTGATGGGAAGTCACCAGTGGTGATGAAAAAGTAGTGGAGAGGGGTACCACTGATCTTAGCGATAGATGTCCAGAACTTGTCAGTAACGCGGAGGAACTGATCGAGGTCGGTGGATCCAAACTCGCCCACCTTTGTTTCAGGGTCGGGAAATGCCAGCAACCTGTCCACCCCGTAATTCTTAGCATTGGGGTCAAGTGGTTCTCCAGTTTCTGGGTCAATCTCTACCTCCAATCCAATTGCCCAACGCTGCTTAAACGATGCAAACTCCATGGCGATCATCATGTCCATTACGGATTTATTCAACCCGTTCTGGAGAGGAATGAGATCCTTCAGTTCAGATACACCAAGTTCACAAATAGCAGCGTTCGGAAAGTGGAACATAGGTACGCGCCCATATGGATTATCCACTGCGTCGTATGCCTCCCATTCTCGTGGCGCAGCACCGAAAGACACACCCTGTCCCTTTTTCTTCATTTTATATTTCTGGATTGGCATGTCCGGGTAGTAAAGGTTCAGGTACCATTGCAACTCTACATCATCGTACCAAATCTTGGAAGCGAGTTCGATCATTTCGCTTGTCTCATCGTCATAACGCACGATACAGCGATCGCCCTTTTGTGGCCAAATTTTCGCTTCTCCATCAGGTCCTGGCCAAACGATCACGTAAGAGTCACCCATGCGCAATGACTCTTTATGCACTTTAGTTGCCTTTCGATCCATCTTATTGCTTTCCCAAATCTCCCACATCTGGTCGCCAAGCGGATCTTTTGTAACAACTTTGGATCTTGACATATCCGGAGTACCTGGAGGCAACTGGATAGGTATTTCCTGCGTGTCCGTTTTTGCTTGACCTGTGTCGAACCCAGTCACATTCAAGCGATCAGCGAGCGAATCGACAACAGTACGGCAAGCATTTTCAGAGAATTCCTTGAACATCTGACCGAACGTATTTCTGAACTTCTCTGTAGCGAATGCCAACTTGTGGACACCATCGTAATACTCTCTGTAAATCTTGTACGCTTCCATCCGCTTACAGGTAAATTGCGTCAGCGCCCACTGAAGATCGTCTGCTTGTGCCATCAGAATGTCGCCATCCCTCCAGCGCGTCTGGTCAACTCTTCAAATGCACCAGACATCGCATCTACCTGGTCGTCATGTGCAGCATTCGGAAACGTCGTCAACTGCTTTAGGAAATCTCTATTCCACTTCCCACGCACCAAACGAACCTCTCCCCGCTCTGCGTGACCGCTCACTGTCTCAGCACGGAGGATCTTAGACCCAGTCGTTCGTCGCCCTTTGAAAGCGTATCCGCGAAACACATCACGCGCAAGTTGCCAGATTGCAATCTTACCAGCAGCACCTGGTTCCTGTTCCACACGCTGACGCACGCGGTACCCGTCCTCTTTCAGCGTCATCTTGATCGTATTGCGGAGGCGCCCAATGCTCTGCTGCACGTGGACAATATCAATCACGTAGTAATACCCATCTTCATGGAGGCCCATCTTCAACCCGCAGGTCCAATCTGGATCCTCCCCCTTCTTTGGATCCGTCGCTGCAAGATCCCAATACCTGACTATCTTCTTCCATTTGCCAGGTGGCATTGGCACAACATCAAACCAATCTTTCTCAAACATGCCACCTTCTGCAGGCGCCGGGCGCTGCTGATACAACGCTGCCCACGTGTATTGATTCGCCATATGTGGTCGCAACTTCTCCACTGGCCATCTCTCCGGAAACAGCACATCGCCAATATTCCTCCCCAAAGGATCAGGATCTGGATAATCCTCTGAAGGTTCCTCAGCGATTGCTGGCAATCTGACTACAATGAACTGATCGTTGTCCTGATCCTCCATTTCTTCGATTAGGTACCCGATTAGATCATTCTCATGCCAGCGTGTGCCGATAACAAGAGCAACTGCGTCAGGTTCAGCACGAGTACGGAAGGTGGATTTCCACCACTCTCGCTGTGTCTTCTGAATTGCCGGCGACTGCGCTTCCTTGCTGTTCTTCACCGAATCGTCCACAATCAGCAGATTACCTCCGCGTCCAGTGAGTGCCCCTCCGACACCTGCTGTGACCATGCCACCACGGTGTGCCCTAATCTGCCAATTATCCTTCGCTTGTGACTTCGGATTGACAGTAACACCGAAGTACTGAGGCCCATACTCCTCCATTGTGTTGCGCGTCTTCTCTCCCCAGGACGCAGCAAACTCTGCTTCATAAGACGCCAGCATCACCTTGTTATCTGGACGCGCACCAAGGTACCATGCTGGAAAGTAATGCGAGCATAACTCTGACTTACCATGGCGTGGAGGTTCCATGATAATGACGCCGAAATACCCCTGTTCTCGATAAACCCCCGCCACAAGATTGACGAGGATTTCGTCTAGAAAGTCAACGTGTGCGGCGTGGATCCAGCGAGACGGTGAACCCGGGTCAGGATCTAGCGGATCATGCCCCTTCTTCAGATTCGTTACCCACGCGAGTCCCGACGGACTCGATTGTGCGAGCGCGTGTAAGTCCTCTGATGAAATCTCGTGACGCCTCTCTTGCGCTACTGTCGCCAAGGATCACCTGGTTCACTTGGATGGCAGGCGCTGCATTCTCGTGCCGGACGGTCACGTCTCTATTCCTGCCGTAATTCTCCGGATCGGTCCTCTCCAGGATCCATGCTGCCGCCGTCCAACATCTTGTTTCTGTTTCTGCAGCGGTGTGAATGTGACCCAGCATTTCCGACTGCAACTCTGCAAAGGCATAATCTGCTTCCTCGAACAAATCCACGATCTCTGGTGGGCAGTTCGGATTGAACTTGTAATTGGCCCACCAATCCTGGATAGTGTCTTTGCCCAACCCACACTTCAGAGCAGCAGCACGTCGCGTCATCCCCTGATGAATGCACTCACAAAAAGCGTCCTTGAACTCTAGCGTCAACTTCTGAGGTTTGCTCTTGATGACGTTATACGCCGGAGTGCTGACTGGCACAGGGAGACCCATTACGCGCGATCATATCGAATATCTAAGAGCGGTTGCAAACTACTAACATACCATGTAACATACAAACGACGACGACTAACAAACACAACGGGAGGCACTGTGACAGAAGACGAATTTGTCGGAGGACCCAGATCCTACCATAAGGGGTGGCAAAACAAACGCCCAGGATGGACACGGCGGATCAAGTGGTATCGGAGCAACCGCACCCACAATCCGATTCGACTTGAACTGATCGATTATTACGGCAAAGTGAATGTGTATCCTAGAGATGAAGAGCACGGAAATAACATCTGGGAACGTTTTATCAGAGAGGAAGTTTCAACCCGTGACTTTTTCGGTGGAGAAGAACTATCACCTCCTCTTTAACTATTTGTAAACTTCAAACAGCCCAGTTGACATTATCGCCGTTTAGCACATACAATGTATCTACAACGACGAAAGGAGGCGCAATGACCTACAGACACAGCATCGATTCGACCATTCAGGTCTACGATGTAGGTGGCAACTTGCACACGGCGACAGTAGTTGACAGACATACACCCAAAGAAGGGTCGCCTCGCTACCTCTGCCACATCATGACTATGCCAGCGGGTACCCCATTCATCATTTGGGTACCAGAGGAGGAAACGAAAAGTGTATAACAGCATCGAAGAGGCAACACAGGCATTACAGACAGCAGAGCAAGATGTCATCGCCGACCACGATGAAACCCTACGTGACCAGGCATGGTCGGATATCGTCAATGCAATCGCTTCAGATTGCACGCCTGAAGTCGCATCAGAGTTGAGGAGGATTCACCTGTAATGGGATTGCCCCCAACATTGATGGAATCGCCAAGCGGCATTGTTCATTACGCGCACGTACTTCGGAGTGGACGCATTATCACTCACTGTGGAGTGGAAACTAACCTAGGCACTTGGAATCGCATCAGCATGCTTGACAAGCAAATCTGGGGGAAAGGTGCATCCACCGTCCGCGCAATGGCAAAGCAAGAAATCGGGTTGGACACCTGCAGTAGGTGTTTCACATGAATGGACGCCAAACAGCGCACGAAATGGTTGGAGATGAATTGCCCGACGTAGAAGAACGGATGGGCGTGTTTGCATATACCCAATCGTGGGCAGTGTTTTACATCATCAATTCGGAAGGAGAGAAATGGAAGGTAACTCTGGACAAGGTAGAGGCGCAATGAAACTGGACCTAACGACAGAGTGGCAGGATTACAGAGCGACGATTACAATAGAGGCACAATTCGCAGCGACGAACAAAGCGGATGCGAAAAGATTCCTCCAGGAACTCCAAGCAGGTTTGTTGTCAGGAACGGCAATCGACGAAGAGCATTCGCACCGCGGATGTGATGTTGCCGACGTATGCGAAGTCACCAAAGTGAAGTTCAAGAGGATGAAGAACGATGGCCGAATCTGAAAACCTGCAACTGCATCGCCAAATCGTACAACAGGCACTCGGAGCAAACGTCACCTGCCCGAACCCACAACCAGATTTCCTGTTCGGAGAACTCATCCTCTACCACACGTTCGTTCAGGATTTCGGACACGTCTACCTAGAGGAGGAACAAATCATCCCAATCTTGGAGCGCAGCAAGAAGCGGATAGAGAAAGGTCCACTCCAATGAGAATCGGATTCACAGGCACACAAAAGGGCATGACTGACGCGCAGAGCGATACCGTGCGTCAAATCCTTGGCGCTAACTTCACACCTGGCAGCGTGTTTATTCATGGCGGATGTGTTGGCGCCGACGACGAGGCAGCGATGCAAGCAGGCAACATCGGATATGAACTCTGGTGCCTGCCTTCAGACATCGATAACAAGAGAGGAAATATCTACTCCTTCGTGACCCTTCCACAACAACCTCCACTTGATCGCAATATCCACATTGTTCAGATGTGCGAGTACCTGATCGCAGTACCCAAACACGCATCGGAGCAGCAACGATCAGGAACATGGCACACAATCCGACGCGCACGTGCGCTGGATCGCAATCATGTAATCGTGTGGCCATCAGGTGTGGCAGAGTGAACATCAACCCAAATTATCCGGATAAGATCGAGGCATGGCAAATGGTTCGTTTGCGTGCTGCTTTGCGTTTGGAGATTAAGGGCATGCGCCACTCTTCTGGGCGTTCCGTATCCAAGCACATTCGCGAAACTTACGGATTGCAATGCGGGTGGAAGAAAACAGATGTCCTTGCCGCATATGAGGCATATCTGGTTAAGAAGGGAGTGATGCAGTGAATCCTGAGGAAGTAGAGAATGCCGTCGCCTACGTTACCAACCAGAGGCCTCCCACAGACGATGAACGCGCAAAACTCGCTCGCGGAGATGCGATGCTCATGGCCGTTATCTGCACAAAGCACAACAAACGTGGACAACCTCTGCTTGACAAGTGGAACGACAACGAACCTCCAATTGAGAAACCTCGGAAAGGATACGGAGTGGACACCACACTCAGCAAAGAGACAGCGAGGCAGCAGTTAGAAGAGAAGGGGTATATCCAATTCTACGTTCCAGGGCACCTCATCACTCGTGCTCGCGGCATCATCAATTCATTCGACCTATCATCTGAAAAGGTGGGCATGGAAGGTCATCTGACGATCATCCGGAGCACCTTGCCCATAGAAGAGCGCAACTACAAAGGACGTGGCGCATCGATCATCAGAATAAATCTCAACAACTTGGAGCAACTCACCGACGAAACTCTCTCCACTCTTCTCTCTGCACTGACTGCCGAATACCACCGGAGGGAAAACGCATGATCCTCATCGACGGCGACTTCCTCTTTTTTCTTGGCGTATTCATCGGCACCTGTCTAGGCATCGGAATTGGCATAATTCTCCATCATGCAACGACCGAAAGGAACAATGTCCCTTGACAAAAACGCACTCGACAGATGGATCACGGGCGGACGCTATTCTTGCTGCCCTCTACTCGTCACCTGCCCTAAATGCAGCGAACAAACTCCTGTCCTCGCTGAGACAGAGTACGGAGCAACAACCTGGTCACCCGAAGAATGTTCATGCGGACACGAGTTCAGTGGAGAGGAAGAACACACTTATGCCGACGACACCTAAAGCAGAGCAATACGACGGAATCCTCACTATGGAAAACCGCAACAAGATCCAACGCGCCTTCAGGGCAAATCAACCCAACGTGACCCTGCGGCACAAAGGCCAATCCATCACCTACACACTCACGAAGGCGAAGAATCCCCGCTACATCCTTGTCAAATCCAAGCACCCTCGAATCGTTGCGCAAGTAGAGCGCGAAAAGAATCTGCCTCTCACTGTGGACATGGAGTCGAGGAATACAGAGGTGAAGCGATGGCCAAGAAGGAAATCCAAGTAACCAGATCAGGCAATACGATCACCGTGCGCACAGGCACAAATAGAGAGATTTTCTCCGCCGAATACAAGACACGCGGTGAAATCATCGACCACACCAGGTGGTTGGCAATCACAGGCGGAGTTGACGCATCGAGAGAAACCATCATCCAACTTCTGAAAGCAAACAAGGTGATTACATGAGAGACCCAGACTGGGACGCATCGGATAAGGACGCCGCTGAGCATTACGTCTCGGCACTTGAGGGGTTGAAGGTAGGGGGAGGGATAGAGAGAGGTTTGGTCCATGCTGTCCTATTTGTCGGATTGCAGTTAGAGTTACTCAGGATTCAACTGAAAGAAGGGAGGTGATATAGATGGCCAGCACACATCGGAGTTACATCATTCGGATCATGCGAGAGGATTCAGGTGGCAGTGAGGAGTTGGAGGAC